CTCCCGAGTGTACGTCAGTCTAACGTCGAAGCTATTGGTCGTCTTGGACTGAAGGGTGTGATTGTAGAGGCAAAGGATGCGTTTGTCCGTACAGAGACTGACCAAGAAATGTACGGTGCGGCAGTTGACTTTGAAGGAAAGTCTGAAAGATACCTGCCTAGATACTACACTAACCCGGTAGATGAGAAGGAAGTGACAAGGGACATCCTCTCCTCCATCTTGATGTTCTCTCACAGGTCACACCAGTATGCTGAAAAGGCAAAGCTTGTTGGTCTTGTCAATGCAATGGCTGATCTGCACAAGCAGAGACGTGTTATACAGAAGGATGACCAAGGTGCTACGCTCTTGGACAGAGAGGCTGTGCGATTTAAGAACTTGTTCGAAAAGTACTCGGTGGACACTACGGCTACCACACCAGGTGACGCATCCAACACTGTTAATCACTTGATGCAGTTCATCGACAGTGCTTTCTACGGTATACACAAGAAGAAGATTGAAGACAAGATCCTGGGTATGGACCCCACCAAGTTTGTTGGGACAATCAACTCCATGGCTGCACTTGGTAGCTTGAGCTTCAACTTCTTGCAGATAGGTAACCAGTTTGTTCTGGACAACTTGATGGTAAGAGAAGAGGCTATTGCCGGAGAGTTCTTTGACAATAAGGACCTCCGGTGGGCCAAGGGCATGTTTATCAAAGAAGGTGCTGGAGTTGGGGACATCGGCAAGTTTGCTGCTACCTCCAAGCTAGGTAAGGCAATGTTGCACTACGATGCTTTGGTCGAAGCTACAGACTCTCTCGGTAGAGATGCATCTAACAATAAGTTCTTGAAGGCAATCCAGACAGGTAATCTGTTGGCTCTGCAGGGTGCAGTAGAATACGAGACAGCAGCAGTTAGAATGCTTGCCTCTATGAAAGCACTCGAAGGAAAGTTAGTGGACAAGAACGGTAAGGTCATCCAAACAGAAGAAGGCAAAGACGCCAACCTGTGGGACCTGATGGTAGAGACCAAGAACGGTGTAGAGCTTGATCCTAGAGTAGACATGGAGAAGAGCGGCTTCAATGAGTCTGTCTTCATGGCTAAGCTGCGTGGATTGTACAAGCGTACTAACCAGGTGAAGGGTAACTTCGATGCATCTACCTTATCTAGAACTCCGTTCGGTGCCTTCTTGATGCTGTTTAAGAACTACTTCATCCCAGGCTGGAGAAAACGTTGGGGACACGGTGACATCTACCATAGAGACTTAGAGCTTGGTACTGTGACCAGAGGTATGTACATATCACTAGGCAGCTTCCTGCGCCTTGGGCATGAGAACGGGTACAAATTCTCCAAAGTCTGGGACAATACTGCTAGTGTAGACAAGATGAACATCAAGCGTGCAGTCACTGAGATGGGGGCACTGGGAACAGTGATGCTCATATTCAGTGCACTCACTAGCATACTAGATGATGATGACGAGGATAGCTACGCAGCTGCATACATAGCTTACCAAGCTAGAAGATTGCAGACTGAGCTGTTAGGTTACATCAATCCAGGTGAGGCCTTGAGAATGTTTGTTGCCCCCATGGCTGCGGCAAACAGACTACAGAAGTATTGGGACCTTGTAACTCACCTTGCTCTGGCAGAGCTTCCTTACAATGTGCGCCAAGCAGTTGGTGCTCCTGTCAGCGAGAAGCTGGAGAAGGAAGTCATCTACCAGAGAGATAGTTACTGGGGAGAAGAAGGAGACAGGAAGCTTTGGGGTAAGGTTGGTAAAGTGATGCCTATTATCTACGGCTTCTCTACTGCCGACACCAAAACTGTAGAAGACAAAATCAGATTCTTCGAATAAGAACCATGCCGTGCAAGTAAAAAAAGGGGGGAACAGAAATTAATCTGCTCCCCCTTTTTCATTTAGACCTCTCACGTTGTACGGCGACCATGAACAGTGTTAGATACCCCATGAGATCCATGAGAGTATCTTCCGTATCACCATCAACGCCTAAGTTCTTGAGCCTTCTCAACTTGTGCTCTATCTGTCCCTCTAGCAATTGGATTGAGGATAGGTTACAGAAGAGGTTGACATCAGAAAGCGCACTGTTACCGTAAGCTTTGTTCTTCTTAGCAAGAAGATCTTTCAGCTTGTCCAGTACATCGTGTGCTTCTTTGATCGCGCCTTCTGCTTCCTTCACGTCAAGAGTTGTTGTTGAGTATTCATGTTCCCAAAACCTTAGTTTGTCAGTCCCAGCCATTGTCATACATTTTTATTTGTTCTTCTTCGGTAATGGGCGTGGGAAGTTCGAACCAGTTAATGGGCTTCTCAATACGATCATTGATATTGAAGAAGTGACCATTCCCATGGAAGCCACCATTTCCGCCGCTGTATGCTTCTGCTGCAGGATGAGCAGACTGCACTACAGCAACTTGGATATGCTTCGAGAACTTCTGAGCGTGCTTACCCCAGAGGACAAATATAGTATGTCTCCGTTTCTCTTGGACCATCTTTAGTACCTGTATCACAAACCAATCCCACATACCAGCATGGGCACCAGGATTCTTTTCTTCAACAGTGAGACACGTGTTGAGTAGAAGAACACCTTGCTTAGCCCAATGCTCAAGCGTGTGGTCGAAGTCATCGAGTGACTGGTTGTGGTCGAACTGTGCACACAGCTCTTTGTGTATGATACGTAAGGATGGTGGGATAGGCTTGTGTGCCACCCCAAAAGCTAGACCAGTAGCTTGTCCATTGTGATACGGATCTTGTCCGAGTATAACGACTTGCACTTCGTTTAGGGGACAGAGTCTAAAGGCTTTGAAGAGATCCTGACGCTTAGGATATATCTTCTTGCCTTTAGACTTTATCTCCTCCACGGTGAAGTCGAACTGTGAACTGTCTACGAGTGACTCTAGTTCAGGCCACCCGTAGTCCACACCTTCGAATAGTGGATGCATTATATCTGATAATATTCTTTGTTAAACTTCTCGTACTTCATGTCAGGTATATCGTGTAGCTCTGCCCCGTCCGGAAGCTCAATGAAGAGTCGCTTCTCCATGCTCTTCTTTAGTTCGGGGTTCTTGTACAGTATTTGACCTGTCTTTCCGTTGCTATCGAAGCCATGATAGTCAAGTATCATGAGCTTCCATATGTCATCAATTTGCGAGTATTCTCCGTTCCTAAAACGTTGGTAAGAGTTCTTTGCAGAGTCTGGGACATCAAAGATGAAAAGGACATGGTACTTGTCCACGTCTTCAAATTTGATAAAATTAGGCATAGCACACATTGCGGCTTCGAACTTCGTAAACAACGTCTCTCCAGAGAACCGATACAGCAGTGCGATGCACTCGTCGTATTCTTCTGTTGAGATAAACGCATTCACAAAGAGCGAGTCCCACAACATGTACTTCTTGTTAGCCCCTAGAAAGGGGAGCGCAAAGATGCTAGAGCTAGTCAAGAGAGAGTTCTTGAGGTCGTAACAAACAATCTTGTCACTATTCATACCTCTCTTGATAACGTTCACTTTGTGCTTTGTTTTCCCATACGTTATCGATGTGCCCACCTTGATCTCAAGGGGGCCGTTGTCTTGGTACAGACGTATTATGTCTGAACCTTTGACTTCTTCTCGATACTCTGTAGGCTTATGCAGCCTCACCGTACGCCCATCAACGGGCGTCAAGCTAAGACCTTTGGCATCAGTCATCTTTCCATATATCTAACTCATCCTGAGAGATGTCTATGCACTGCAAGGGGGGAAGCCTCAGCCCATAACGGGCCAAGTCTTCATCCGTCTTGAGCAGATAGACTAGGTTGAAGTTCTTGAAGAACTCAGTAATACCTTCGACCATACCGAACTTCTCGACATACTTACGTATGGCAAAAGATTCGAAGTCTTTGGTTCTGTCTTTCAACCAGTTCTCGGCAGTCTTTATCCCTACACCTGGAATACCTACGATGTTATCTGTACTGTCGCCCATCAAACACTGAACCCACAGAAACTTAAGAGCTTCGTCAGGGGACGTGTGTGTGAACTCCGCTTTCCCGTAGTTGTAATGCATCC